ACTTCATTAATAATTCCACCCCTAGGTAGAGTTTCTCTATCACTACCAGTAAATGTGATTGTTGTAATTCCAGACACTCCATCATCAGATAATTCATAGTCTGTCGTGGTAGCAGTTCCATCAGGTCTTTGGAAAATATTATTAACTAATATAACTCCATTGTGAGTACTTACTCCAGTAGTGTTTTGATTGAATGATTTTAATACATATGTTTTACCTGTTGCAACGTTACCCGTAAACTTGTCGGATAAATCATCAAAAATAAAATTAGTTTCATAATCTTTTCTATAAAATATTCTTCCAGTAAATGTAGACTGTGTAGATATACCTGGAGATAATGTAGTGACTCCAACTGGTCCATATGGTGCGCTATCAAAGTAAATAACACCTTTATTAATTGTATAATCTCCATCTAACACTGTTACAGCAGCACCAACAGTATGCGCTGTAGCAACAGTTCCAAACTGTGCTCTTGCTGTTGTTAATACATTGGTGGACCCAAACCCAACTATTCCTACTTTTAATATCTCATCATTAATTTGTAGTAGGGTGTTTGTGCTAATAGATGTTATGCCTGTAAGTGCAATTGTTGTTGATCCAATTCCAACTTCAGTTGAAAGTCCTGTCGAAACATTCTTACGGAAGAGTGGACTTTGAATAACATTATCGATAGTAATTAAAGCCCTAGTGTTTGCTACACTAGTATCTACTGATAAAGTGTGTGTAGTGCCAGGAGCAGGGATGGTTTCTGTTGGCGATGGTGATCGGAATATAAAAAATGTATTATTAATTGTAGCATCCGTTTTAATTCCAGAAAGTTTAATTGTATTATCATCTACTTTATAAACAAATACTTCATCTGGAAGTAAATCCGTAGGAATTTGGGGGCCGAGAACGTTATAAGTGGTGTCAATACCAATTCTTGGTTCGCCTTCGGGACTATAAAATAATTTTTCACCCGTAGAAAAATCATGCCCATTGATAACGATAGTAGATCCACCAAAACCAACAATTGAGGGATTTGTAATATCAAATGTTTTGGTTAATAGATTTTGATTATTCGATTTTAACGCAAATGATGATAGTCCTACTATATTTCCACCTAAAGTTGTAGTAAATCCTGTGAACTGTGGACTTATATCATCTATCAATAAAACTTTATTTGTAATACATTGTGAAAATGAAGTAACTTTTTGAGAATTAAGATTTATGAATTTAGATACAAATCCAGTGGTTGTTTCCTCTGATGCAAGATCAAAATTAAATTTAGTATACATTGATAATAAAGAATCAATATTAACTAAAGTTCCAACCTCACTTGAGGCAATAGAAACCCTCATGGGAATAATATCAATTGCTTTAATTGGACTTATAACATCTAAATCTGAGAAATTTTTAAATCCAGCAACGTGAATTAATGAATTCACTGGATCTTGCCATGTAGAAATTGGAGTTTTACTTTTAATAGAATATGAAAAATTTTGATAATAAAAATTGTCTTGAATTCTTTGGAATGAGTTATTTAAAATTCCACTCTCAGTTTGCCATCCATTATTTTTTATTGTTGAAGAACCACTGATAAAATTATCATCAAATGTAATAACATCACTTATGGTGCCTTTGGATTTTGAAACGCTCCCATTTAAAATAACTCCAGGTTCAAAAATTCCTGATGTGTTTGTTAATTTCAGTATCTTATTTAAAGAATTCCATCCGTTTTTTAAAACTCTTCCACTTGACCCGTTTGATGCAAAAATTAATTCATCGGAATTGAAATTTTGCTCTTCTATTGTTGCAACAAATTTTGCTAAATTACTATCTTTAATAACTCTTCCAAAACTATTACCAGAATCAAAAATTCCCCCTGTTGTTCCAAGTCCAACTGGTATTTGATAAGTTACAGAAGATACATTTACGTCATTAATTAAACTTGTAATTGGGAATGTAGAATAATTATAATCTGAAGAATTGTATCCACCTCCCTGAGATTGAATAGTTGAAGTTTGTACTCCTTCTACAAATATTTGTTCACCGACTATAAATGGGAAATTCGTAAATCCATTGATTGGTCTTCTAAGAGTTAATGTATTAAAAGTACCGTCAGATTCTGCATTTGTAACTGTAATTCCATTAGCATTATTTGTAGAAACAATTGTCGGAGTAATTTCAGAAAGACCGCCAGTTGAAATAAGTATTTCAACGCTGGAAACAGATGATCCGGTGAGTTTAGATTGTAAAATTATATTAGGATCTTCAACTACAATTACAGTTGGTGGGAATAGATACCCACTTCCACCACTAGAAATTCCTACTTTTGATAAAGTAAAATTATTTTTAACTTCAATTAATGTAGGAATTTCTGCATTAGGTACAATTGTTTTATCCGCAGAGTAATTATATCCAAAAGTTAATGCAGATACATTTTTAGGTTTTCCAATGTTCTCAGAAAATGCTCTTAAAATTGCACCCGATCCATTCGAAGAAGTTATTGAATTAATTTTAGGTAAAGATTCATATCCAACTCCACCAAAATTAACTTCAATACTATCAACTGATCCAGTAACATTTGAAGATTTTGTAGTATATTTTAAGGTTGTGGTATTTGTTGATGTGTATGAAGTGTGTTCTGGTATTCTGGATAAGTTAATTTTAAATGTAGTAGACCCAATTCCTGTTGCAACAAAATCATTATTATATACGCTATTATTCAAAATAATTTTTGAATAATCCTTTACGTCTCTGTCAATAGAAACTCTATAATCATCTCCGGTTGTAAGATTTTTTTCTGTTAGAGTATAATATAATATTTCAGGAGTATCTAAAGTTGTGTCAATACTTACAGATTTTGGTGAAGATGTTCTTGTGATATTTACATCAGAATATTCACTTATAAAATCAGGATCTAAGTAAAAACGAAGATCAAAATCACTTAAAGACGTATCTGTCATTCCAAATGAAATTGTATTACCTCTAATGGCATTAATTTTTGGATTAATTAAACTCAGCGTGTGTGTTCCAGAACCAGTGGTTGTTATTCCAATACTTTGGGGAACATTTCCAATTGATTCAGCATATGTTTGTGATAATCTAATAAAATTATTACTATCTTTAATCACAAAATAATTATTTCCAGATACTAAACTTGTGGCTGCAGATCCAACAACAGAATATAAAACCTTATCACCACTTGAAAAACTGTGATTGTTTATATTAATTGTCGATACTGTTGTTCCTACTCCAATAGCAGTTGATGCAAATGAAACTGGATTAATTATAATTGTATCAATAGTTGAATTATACTCAGCAATTACATTTTCTGTTCTATCCGGAACAACATTTAAGGTGATTACAGATGAAGTTGAAATGCCATGAGAAATTTCTGTTGTAATATTTGCATCTAATTTTTCTAATGTTCCTGTAACATTTGGATTTAATGTTGTAATACTATGATTTTCTCCGCCAGTTGTGCCAATTCCAATTTTATTTCCAGTTCCAACAAAATATAAAGTGCTTAATGATCCGATTCCAATTCGAGTAGTTCTAATTCCAATATTATCATTTGCCTCAGAAAGTCTAGTTACAAGAATTGTTTGTCCATCTACTAATTTAAATGGGTTACTTAAGTCATCGTATTCAGATACACTAATACCAATTCCTGAATTTGTAGAATATGTAAACGGTTCAAAAGTTTGGAATGGTATTGATTCGCAACCACAACTTAAACATGAGATATCAATAGTTTTTTGTTTGATAAATTTATTTTTTCTTAAAAATACTGCAGCAGTGAGACCTACACCAGGAACTGATGTGCTATTAAACTCTATATTTGCAAAAGTGGACCCAACAGATATGACTCTAGCTTCAGTAGTATTAATGCCTGCTGGAGTTCCATTAATTATTTGAACAAGATCTGCGGGAGAAAATGAATGGGAATTGAAGAATAGTCTAGTTATAGATCCAGTTTGAATCCCGATAGTAGTGTTAGATACTCCATATCCAACAAAATATCTTGTTCCTTGAGTTCCAAATCCAATAGAATTATTTGGATTAAAATATGTAGTTTTATTATCTCTTACAGATAGATTGAGACCTGTGTTATCTGAAACATTATAAGTAAATCGTTTTGGATTTAAAAATACAGAGTCCCCAGAACTGTGAGCAGACCCAACACTTGCATTATAAGATCTCTGTACTCGGTATGAATTTGTACTTTCAAGAACATTAAGAACTAATAACTGTTCCGTTCCAACTGTAAGAAGATCATCAGTCCTAATTCTTCCAGAAGTTGCAGACTCAGATAATACGATACTAGTCACAATTCCGGTAGATGCAGTTGCACCAATTCCCACAAGTAATGAAGTGCTTACACTTGAAACTCCAACTTTGTAATTCCCTTCAAAAAATTTAAAAGAAGAACTACTGATTCCAGAAATAATTACTGTTTCCCCGTCAATAAGTCCATGAGGATTTGTTGTAAATCCAGTAACAACATTTTCAGAATAACTGAACGTTATATTTGAAATTGTAGTGTTATCATATGTAATTGATCTAATTTCTTTACCCTTTAATGATGAAACCTCTGCTCTTGCTCCAAGTCCACCAGACTTTTCATTTATAAACGATACTCTATCCCCAACTTGATAATTAATTCCACCATCTATTATTCTAACCGAAGATATGCCAGAAGAAATAACAGAATTAACTACAAATTTTTCTTTTTTATTACCAAAATTATTCAATCCTTCATAAAATGCATTCGATTCATTTATTCTATACGGAGTGTTATTTCTAAAAATATCACCCTCTAAAAGTAAATTTGCATTTTGATCTATTGTAAAATCATAGTTAAATAGATCTGGATCATTTTTAAATGATTTGACAACATATGGGTAAACATTTTTAATAGCAAAATATGCATAAGTTCCATTTGGAAATTCTGGAGTAATACAGAATCTTCCATTATTTTCATCTAAATCACCACTCGATGTAAATTCATAATCATTTACAAAAAATCCATTCGGAAAACTTGCTAAAGATGGTCTGTTCGGTTTTGTAATTAATGAATAACCACTTACCATTAAACGCGGATTTATTGAATTTGTTACACTTGACCCACCATAAGGGCCGTAAATAGGATTTCCATCATAACACCATCCAATAATGGGTGAGTGGACTGTGTTTATACCAACTTCATTTAGATTAGAATCTAAATTATCACCTAAAGATCTTCTTAATTTTTTAGGAGCATATATTGAAACTAACTTACTAGTTGTAGTATCATTAAGTCCAGTAATTAAAATTGCATCATCAGAATTAAACTCATTTTGGGCATATGAGTTTACTACCCACTTTTGAATATCTGCGGAAACTTTTGCACCACTTCCTAAAGTTTTAACTACAATTTGAGTAGTTTGTTGATTATATTCTTTCCCTTCATCAATAATTTGAACATCAACAATTTGCCCATTAAAAACAATTGCTTTTAATCTAGCAAACTTTCCATCTCCCTCAACTATTAACTCTGGTTCAGAAATGTATCCAGAACCAGGTTCAAATATAATGACATCTACAATTTTACCATCAGTAATTCTAGCACCAAGTATCGCACCAGATCCACTTGACAAAGTAATTGATGGTTGTCTTTCAAAGTTAAGTATTTCCGCTCCATAATCATGACCACCATTTTTTGTAAAAATATCTTTTATAGATCCTTTTACAATTGGAGTAGCAGTTATTGACGTGGATATACCAGTTTGTAAAGTTGAATCAGTAAGACCAGTGATGATAACTTGCACTGGTGGGTATGAAAAAGTGTGAGTTCCAACTCCTATGGAATTTAAATTAATAAAATTGTTATTTACTAGATTTGAATCAAATGCTGTGGTTGCAATTCCAGTTATAGATGAAACTCCAACAAATTTTTCAACTAACTTAAATTTAGAATCATCAATTTTTATTGCAGAATATTTCGTGAGTGTACTAAGTCCAGATATAACTTGACCATTATTTGAATATACTATTTCTTCTCCAGTTTCAAATCCATGACCCTTCGCAAAGATATAATTATTTTCAGTATTGATACCAACAAAAGCTGTGGATATACCAGGAAATTTAGGTGGATATTCAATACTATCTACCTCAATATTTCTAACTTGATAATTTTCTCCTGGATTTGTAATCTGAACAAAATCAATAATTTTTCTAATTTTAGTATCAATAAATTGATGAGATCCAGAAGAAACTCCAATGATATTAATTGTATTCACGCCAACTAAAGCGTCTGATGACGTATTCATCAATTGAATTGAAGTATTTGATACTTTACGTGCAAAATATATTGAATTATCTACTAATGATTCATCTACAGAAGTACTTCCAATTGTGCTTCCTATTCCAATTAAAGCATTTCCTAGAGATTTGTAAATTAATTTACTTCCATTTTCAAACCCATGAAAAGTTGCAAATCCAATTACATTTGTTAAAGTGTTAATCCCAGCAACTCCACCTTCAAAATTAATTAAAAATTGCGATGATTTTAAAGAACATTCAGCAGTTGCATTTTTACCATTTCCACCAATAATATCTACAGTTGGAATAGTTTTAAAATTGTATCCAGGATCAGTTACAATAATGCTATCAATAACGCCTGTCGTGTTTGCATTCGCTAATACTCCACTGCCATAATCATCAGAAACTATAACTTGTGGGGGAATAGTAACATCATAATCTTTCCCACCATTTAACACATTTAATTGATTTATTTGACCATAGTAAATAACGTCTGATGATTGACTTGATAAAATTTCAACTCCATTTACAAAAATTCCTGTGGTTCTTGATGATGTAAAATCTTCTAATTTTATATTTGTTGATTTTGCCTTTGGAATTATTGGTATTCTTTTAAGTAAGTTCTGATCTGTTAAATCTCTGTTATTAACTTCAATTGCGGTTAAAATTCCAGTTCCAATTCCACTGTAAGAAACAAAATTTGAAGTAATTATATTTGTAGGATTGAATGCTAATGCAAGTGATGTGTCATTAATTTTTTTAACAAAAAATGAAGTATCAGTTGAAAGTCCTGTTACAATACCGCTTTTAACACTAAAGAAAACTTTCTGTCCTGTATTAAAATTATGATTTCCTACAGTTGTGATTGTTTCAGATGGTGTGGATGATGAAATAAATTCTTTCCTTCTTGAGGAAGCATTTATGTCATAGGATGGTAATCCAGAGGCAGTTACATATAAATTTTTTCGATCTCTATCAATATAAGTATTTTGAATATTGGCAACAATCCCAGATATTTCAGGATAAGTTGAATTCTCTACAGTTAAAATATTTCTTTTTGCAATATAATCTATTGAGTTGTTTAAAATTACTCCAGCAGAAAAACTAAACTGAAATCTATTTGAAATATTTTGAATTCTTGCAGTATCATCATCATATAAAATATCAGTCACAGTTCCTGATATTTCAACAATTCCTACAGTGGAACTTAAAATTACACTATCACCAATTTTAAATTTATGATTTGTTTTTGTAGTCACAATAGTGGGTGTGACTAAACTTGTAAATCTTGAAGAATTTTCTACTAATTTTACATTTACTGCATGATTGTAATACCAATTATCGAATTTATAATTATATTCCCCAGGATCTACTTTTTCGCCAAGTCGTTTCACAAAAATTTCATCACCTGAAGATAAGTATTTTGCTTTAGAATTAGAAAGATCGAAGTCTGAAAGTGTTCCAGTGATTCTTAAAACTACTTGATTTTCTGAATTTACATTCACTCTACCATCAACTGCTTCGTATGAATATACAAAATTATATTGATGAATACCGCTGTACTGAGAAATGACTCCCGTAATTCCAGTACATCCTAAAAACTGAGTTGAGTTCTTGTGGGTGTATGTTATAATCTGACCATCGGCATATAGAATTCCAGATTCTTCAAATCCTAAAGTTGAATCTACCGTAATCTTATCCGATCCAATTTGAACTTCAATGGTATTTTTTGCAAATCCATTGACAACAAAATCACCAACGATAGAATCTCTACTGAGTTTAATCAAATAATAATCACTATCTTCTAAACTGTATAATTCAATATCGAAAATATTACCACTTGCATCGGGATTTTCTTGAATTAAAGTTTGACCTTTGATGTTTAATGGATTTCCAGAAACTAGTTCTGCAATTAAATTTACAGTAACACTCCAATCAGCATTAGATGGTGTAATCAGATATTCTCTAGGTTTGATAACAGTTGCAGAATCACCATATAAAACTTTAAATAGTATTTTTATAGATTCATCAGTTCCTTTTGTCTGGTAAAAATCTTTTGCTCTTGATAGAAAAAATGATTGATTTAAATCTTCGTATAGTTCTCTATTCTCAAATCCTGGTAAAAACTGTATTTTTAATTTTTTCCAAAACTCTTGTAAGAATAAATTACTTAAATTAGTTACTGTTGAATTATTATTGTGATCTTCTGATGTCGTAGAACTGAAAACTAAATTTTCTGGACTATTGGTTTCGTGTAAATTCTCGACTCCACTGAATCCTCTCACACATCCAGTGAAACTAGTTTCAGTTTTTCCAGTATATGTAATAATTTCATTATCAATCTTAAACAATCCATACTGATCAGGCCAAGAATCTGTAGATTCTACATTAATAGTTTCATCATAATATTCAATGTCAGCAGTTAATTTCGTAGAAGTTGTTAGATAATTAACTTCTTGGAAATTTTCTAACTTTAAATACGTGTCAATATTTTCACTGATGTCTGCAGAAGTTGCTTGACTGTCCTGAGATCTATAATATTGTTGAAGAAATTCTACAAATAATGGATTTTCCTCCGCAATAAAATCAGGAATTTGATTGCGAATGACCTGACTTATTTTTACTCTTTGAAGATTCTTGTTTAACATTCTATCTTGTATACAAACCGTTTATGAAACTTGAGGTTGAAGTAAATCTTGTTCCTGAAATGTTATCCCCCGAAGAAATAACATCATCAATCATTTCAAACTTACTGGATGAAATGCTCAACTGAACATACAAATCTTTTAATCCAAGAACATCATTCGAGTCAGGTATTGCCTGAATTTCAATTACATTATTTGATGCAGTAGTTGAGGTTATATTTACAGTATCTATAAGGATTTCACCCACGTCATATTTGACTGTGCCTGCATTTGCTTTAACTATAGTAGGATTTCCAGTGCTATCTAGTTTAAAGAAAAAGAGTGATCCACGAGTGTTTGAAATCTTTTGATCTGCAAGAAATAAAGTATCAGATTGTCCAAAAATAGTAAATCCCGAAGACTTTATCGAATACCCTTCAGATCTTGAATGAAATGAGTTTCCATAACAAAGTTCATATTGAGCATTCTGACCAACAGCTGCTTGCAAATTCCTTCTCATCTTCACTTTCGTGATGTTTGAAGTTACTGCTGAATCGACATTATCAATAATACTTACAAGTTTTGAATATTTAATTCTACCACCAAATTTATTTACATCTAAACCAGAAGCATATGTAGATAATGCAGATTGTATTTTGGTTAATAATTCATTAGGACTCAATGAGAAGTTTGTATTGTAGTAAATTGCAGATTCCAATTCAACATACAAATATTTCAAATCTACAAATTCAGGTACAATACCAGCAACTGAATATGATTTGAGTTTTGATAAGATTTCTCGTTTGGTATAATCTCCCAAAAGTTCACCATTTCGGGGTTTGATTACAATAAATACTTTACCAAATTGCGGAGGATTCAATTCCTCACCCCCATAAGCAGTTACCGATTCTGCATTTGGGTAAATGTATGGAATAATTGCTTCATAGTCACTTGCTGAAACGGCTCTATATTGCGAAGAGTAAAGTCGTGGTGCGTAATACTTAACTGAATTGATTGATTCAATTACATCACCATTTGCAGATGGTTGATTAACTGTAATTTCTAATCCAGTATTTTGTGTAATTACATTGGACGTACTATTTTCTATAATTCCCGCAAAAGAAAAATTAGCAGATCCATTTGCATCTGGACCATTGGTAACAATATAAGAACATTCTACATAATTGTTATTATCTAATTTTGCTGCAATTACATCGTCTCCAAAAATAATCTCGTATTTTTCTCCTGAAATTTCTTGTAAGAAATAATGATACGCTGTACTACTGACTCCAATTATATTATCTAATCTTTGATATCTTACTGAAGAATTGTCATTAACCGAAGGTCTTACTTTTACAATGAGTGTTGAGGTATCTATGTTTGGATTTGGAAGAACAAATTTTTGATCGTTTACTGAAGTGTCAACCGTAAAGTTTGTTGTGATAAGACTTCCTTCAAAAATGTCAATATTTTCAAAAAATGCAAATCTTGGAGTTACTCCATCATAATCACTTACTGGAACCGAAATATCATCTGGTATTGAATACACAAAGGATATATCCTCAGCAGATCCAGTAGCAACAATGCCTGCCTTTAATGTGGCCGTAGGTGTGGTGCTTGTTGCAGGAACCTCCGCTAAGAACGATACCTGCGCCCTGGACGCCCTCTTAGACCTTGGTACGTATCCAATGTTCCTTGCGAGTGAAATTACGTTCTCTCTTAAAACTGCACTATCAATGAATACCTCATTCGCAACAGCATTCGTGTTATATGCAGTAATATAAGAATTATAGGCAAGAGTGTCTATCAATACACTTAGATTTGATCCATCAAAATCAAAATCTGTAAAGTTTGAGTTTGCTCTTAGATAATCTTTGATCGATGTCTTAATCTGATCAAAATCTAAATTAGTGTACTGAGTAAATGGCATTATATTCGAGTTGGATTGAGTACGAAGGTTAATTCTTGAATTGGAAACGCTAATCCAATAATGTCATAATTAATATCCACACTCAATTCATTTTTATCTAATGGAAATGAAACATTTACTTTTTTAAGTTGAATTCTGGGTTCTAAATTAACTAAAGTTTGTGTAATATGGTTTTCAACTTCGATTCCAAATTCTGAGGTTTGAACTTCAAATAATGACCTACTAATTGGAGTTCCAATGTCAGATCTGAAAAATCTTTCTCCAATATAAGTTCTAACTAAGTTAATAACAGAATTTTTGATGGCATTTTCATTTTTGAGCATAATAAGGTCATTAGTTACTGGATGTCTTTTGAAAGACAGACTAATATCCTTAAATGCTCTCGAAATTTGAAATGCCATCGCCAAATATACGTTCTAACGATTATTTATAGCAGTTCACATCACGATTTTTCCATAACTTGGTTCAGTTCCATAGTCCCAATCATCATAATCCTCATCATTTCGAATTTTTTCATGAATTTCTTCTTGTTTTTTGAAATCATGCTTTTTTTGAGTCAAATTGTCATGTAAAATTTCGGTCAATACTAGTTTTTCGTCCATTTGAGCACCTGATTAGTTTAATCAGAACTTTTTTCGGGGTTGCTATCCCGTTCTTGTGCTGTTTGCCAGAAATATTCGTCCTCATTACCCATTGCAAGACGTTCATAACTGTTTTCGACCTGATAATATCTAGTCGATACCTTAAAATCGGGAGTTTTTGGATCTTTTGGTGTTAAACTGTTGTCATATATGCGTATACGGTTGTTTGGATAGAGTGCATACTGCCCATTTTGTAATTCAATGAGATTAAACGACTTATGTTCTGCAGGATTCTCCGAAGTTGCATAATCAATTACGTTTGGATCCTGATGATAATTATCTAAAGTGCAAATGTAAGTGCCTTTTTGAGGTCCGTGGTCTCTTGTATAGCATTCATAGTCCATAGATCCAATAAACTGCTTATGAATAGACACTACACCATAATCCATACAATTCCAAAATTGTAAATTAGGTAAACTCATGTCTGGGGTAGGAGTTTCTGGACGAGAGACAAAGGCGCTAATCGGTAATTTGTCATACATTGCAGCATACTCTGGTAAGTATGTTTCAAAATAAAAAACACGCCCAGGAATCGACTTAGCCGATACCCAGACGCCTTTTACAAATTCTCCCCAACCACTTTGATGATCTGTAAGATATTCTTTACGAACCCAAATTTCTTCAGATGGTAAATTGGTGATGAGACATGACATGTTTATCCTTTTCCTTGTCCTCTATATTTTTTACGAGCAGCGTTTCGACTACTCGCAGAGTATTTAGTGTTTCCACCATCACCCTGACGTGTTCCTTTTGGTTTCGCAGGAACATAGTTTGTTTTGTTCATTGCATTGATTGATTTTGCCATAACTTACCTCAAATAACACGCATTTTTTCATGACCCACACGAATCTTTGGATCACACCAGATTTCATAACCTTTCTTCTTTGCATCAAGACAGAATGAAACATCTTCTCCACACATGTCCTGAACGTTTCCAGATTCAAAGACTTGCATCTGTGGTGCAAACCAAGGATACTCTAGATTTTCAAACACTCCATTCTTAATTGCAACCCAACCAAATCCAGTGTAGTCTACAGTGAAGATCTTCTTACGACGACTCATGGTTTCTACAGTTTCATGATTCATCACTCCACCATTCTTAGCGAAATCATCTTCTTCCAACCAGTGAGCAACCGAGGTAGTTACTCCATCTTCTGTAGCATACCAACCAGCAGCGATATCCTTATCCATGTAAATCAGACGATAAAACGCTTCGGTATTGAAAACAATATCACTATCAATCCAAAGTTGATAATCGTAATTAAGTTTTCCATCCCAGGGTTTCTGATTTGGTCCACGAAGAACATTTGCACCCAGACACTTACATCGGGCAAAGTTCACCATTGAACTATAATCCTGAGAAATTTGAATTGAACAACCGTTTTGAACTAGATCAAAACAAAGTTGAACGAAGTTTTTTAGAAACGTATATGAACAACCTCTACCTGGAAGACAAAATACAACACTTTTGCCTCTTGCCATTTCTTTTGCTTGTTCCAAGTCAAATTCATCCTGATTCACATCTGGCGTACTTGCCAGAACCTTAAAGCCTTTTGCCATAAATCCTCAATGGGGAATAAAACAATCATAACACAGGTATTTATGAGTGTCAAGAACAAGGAAGTATAAATATTTTAAACACAGTTACTATTCAAATGGATCCCAAGGATATTCGAAATCTCGTAGAGTCTTATCAAAACGTATATGCTGAACAGGAAGTTTCAGAAGATATGTACAGTACTGTCAAGGGAGGTCTTGAAAAAGGTGCTGAGGCATTAAAGAACAGTCCCGCTGGTGGAGTGCTGAAATTTCTTGTTGGACCTGTGGGAAGTAATAAAGGAAAAAGAACTGCTACTGCAGCAGATCAGAAAAAGAACATTGCAAAAAATAAGCAAGAAAGTGTAGAGTATTATAACATGGTACTTAATCACCTGATCGAAGAAGGTTTTGCATCATCTGAAGAGAACGCTAATAAGATTATCAGTGTGATGAGTGATGAGTGGATTTCGAGTATTGTTGAAGCTGTTGGTGGATATGAATTTCTTGAGGCATACGGGGACGCAAACCCAACTCTTCCTGCAGGTCATTCTGATTATGGTAAACCTATTACAATTGGTGGTAAACCGATGAGTATGAATAGAAGAGAAATGAAAAGTCTTGAAAGATTATATAAACTCAGAAGAGAGAATCCTAAGGAATATAAAAAAGAAAAAGATGCAATGGTGAAAGATTACGAATCTAGAAACTAATTATTTCTTTTTTCTCTTATTACTGGCATTCTTCTGTGCCTGAGTTCGGCACTGACCAGTAGCACGTCTCTTATCCCCGTTACCAAACGTGGGATTTTTTTTAGGCTTTTTGGGTGTTGTCAT